ATGGACGACAAAAGAGACATCGGAATAATGATTACTCAGAAAAACAAAGAGAATTTATTAGCCGATCTTGAGCACAATATAAGGTCAGGTAGGGTTTTAATTAACTCCGAGAGGCTGGTCGGTGAGCTTTTAACTTTCATTATCGACCCTGACACAGGCAAGATCAAGCCAGATAGTAACTGCCATGACGACTTAATTATGTCGTTTGCCACTGCAATTAACGTTTTTAACAACTTAAGAGGCAATGCGTTCATAGAAAAGACAGAAGATGGCACTTATATCCCTCCAGCGATCCAGAACGCTTATACATATAAGATGAAGACATCTACAGATGAACTCACAGAAGAGAATATTAAATGGCTGATCGGCAAGTAAGAGAAGGTGCGGAGGGTTACACCCAGTTCGACAACCCACAGAGTCCTTACAATAAACCTTTTGGACTCGTAGGTAGATTCTTTAAAAAGTTCTTCTCCAGGGAGGTTGAGGACTTTGAAGATGGTCAGAACATCAATCCAATCACCAAGAAACAGGTGGCCCCCTCCAAGCCACTTCAAGGCGATGCGGTACAAAACAACCAGATCGTCAAGATTCCTGCTGAGTTTGGGTATGCAAAGAGTTCTTACCCTATTCTACCACAGATAGAGGGTGATAGGAAGAAGAGATACAAAGAGTACGAGGATATGGATGGATATCCTGAAATCTCGTCTGCATTTGATATTTACAGTGACGACTGCACCCAAGAAAACATTGACGGCACACCTTGGGATATTGTCACCGACGACGAGATGGTTAAGAATGAAGTCGCTAACATGTTCGACCAGACAAACATGGTTCGCTACCTTTGGGATATTTCTCGAAACGTGGTGAAGTATGGGGACATGTTTATCGAGACCATCATTGACCTTAATAATGCGAAGAGAGGCATCCAGAGAATTAAGATCCTGAACCCGACTTACATTTATCGAGTTGAGGATGAGTTCGGCTACTTGAAGAGATTCTTACAGGAAGTACCGAAGAAGAGTGATTGGACATCGTATGGGTCGATTGGTCCTGTCCTTGATGACTCTAGAATGATTTCGTTAGACCCTGGTCAGATTGTTCACTTTAGATTGCACACCTCTGACCCAACACACTACCCTTACGGAAAGTCGGTTGCAGCGGCTGCTAGGGTCACTTACAAGAGCTTGAAGATGATGGAAGATGCGATGCTTATCTACCGTCTTGTTCGTGCTCCTGAGCGCCGTATCTTCTACATCGATACTGGCTCGTTGCCTGCTTCTAAGGCTGAAATGCATATCAAGAAGCAGATGGATAAGTTCAAGAAGAATAAGAACTACAACCGTCAAACAGGCAACATTGAAGAAAACTACAATGCTCTTGCTGCTGATGAGGACTTCTACATTGCAGTAAACGGTAGAGGTTCAGGTACCAAGATTGATACTCTTCCTGGTGCTGAGAATCTCGGTGAGGTTGATGATGTTAAATACTTCAGAGACAAGCTTCTTGCTGCGATGAAGATTCCGAAGGATTACATCGTTGAGAAAGACAACACACCTGAAAGAAAGGCTAACTTGGCTCAACTCGATGTTAAGTTTGCCAGAGTGATTACAAGAATTCAAAAGTCGATTGAGATCGGTCTGGAGACGTTGGCCAAGCGACATCTCATGCTTAAGGGCTTCCCCAACACACTCATTAACGATTTAAGAATCAAGCTTCCTGCTCCATCGGACATGGCTCTGAAGAGACAGTTGGATACTGATGAGCAGAAAGCCAGAGTTGTGCAGGCTGTTAAGGGCCTAGGGATCTTCCCGATGGAAAAGATCTACAAAGACTACTACCAGCTTTCGGATGAAGAGATTCAAAGTATGAAGGATGGTCTTGAGAAGGATCAGCAGGACCCAGTCTTTGGAGCTATGGCGCAAGGGCCTGGGGCACCTCCACCTCCAGGTGGCGCATTGCCACCTCCAGGGGCACCTCCTGGCGGAGGTTTACCGCCTGAAGCACCCCCTCCAGGGCCAGAACCTCAGCCTGAGTCCATTGATATTGAAACTATGAAGTCTCTAGCTATTGAGGCTGACTGTGATGACGAGTTGTTAAAACTCTTGGAAGACATGTCGAAAGGAAGTCATTTTAATAAATAAGACCAACTAACCACATCTAAATAATTTTGATAACGATTTTATGCTATGTTAACTAACCTTATTGAAAATAGAGGCAAAGAGTTCAGTAACCTGATCAAGATTGGTGACTACTTGGCTCGCACTCTCAGAGAAAACGTCGAACTTTTCAGCGTTGAAGATGGTAAGGCTACTTACTTAACCGAAAGTGGTTCTGTCATAAGTGGCAAATACAACTTCAAGCCTACCCTCAAGCTTTCCAAGATTGTTGTTGAAGACGCTGCGGTGTTAGAGGACAGAAAGTCCTTTGAGGCTGTTACTTCGAAGAAAGTGACAAACATGCTCTTCAACCTCATGGAGAGTGACTACAATAAGGCTGACGATTCCTTCGATAATATCCTCTCGATGTATGAGACGCAACTGTCTTACGACAGAATCAAGAACAGACTCGAAGAGAAGGTTCAGAGATTCGGTGATCAAGGTAAAATCGTTACTTGCAAAGAGTTCCAAAGAGTGAACGAGGTCAGAGATCAACTGGTCAAGTTCTTAACTGAAAAGAACCTGATTAAGGAATCGGCTGGCATCAGAAATGGCGTAAAACTTTCCACGCTCGTCTCGACCTCTTTTGATCTTCCGAAGATGACTGTTGAGCAGCTTGTTGAAAACAAGACTTTTGAGGTCAAGACGATTGGTAAGGATAGCATCTACGAGCACCTGTGCAGAAAGGAGCTTATCCAGAAAGAACTGCTTGAGGCTCGTCAGAGCTTTGATAAGATCTGGGTTGATAACGCCTCGGTACAAGATCTGGCTGCGATGATCTACGAGAGTGATGAAGAGAACCTTAGACATCAGGTTGCACAAGTTGTTTCGGATGTCCCTTACTTCGCACTTTCAAGTAAGAAGCAACTGAACAGCATCATCAAGAACTCTCTCTCGATGAATGAGGTCAATGCTAAGAACAAAGACATCACATCGTTCGTTGGTAAGATATTCGAAATGAAGAAGCCTGTCAAGGCTTACGTCCTGGATATCTTGAATGAAAAGTATGGGATTGATGTTCGCAAGCTTGATGAAGTTCCGACTTTCAAGACGTTGCTGATGACTGAAGCTGAAATCCTCACAGCGATTGCGAAGCACGCTCCGAGTGATTCTCTTATCCAAACCACTCTTGTAGAGTTCGCCAATAGCTTGGCGACCAAGAACGGTGCTGAAGCCATTGATCTTGCTGACTTCATCAATGAGGTTTTCAACGAAGCTGGCTACACTGAGTCTCTGAATGAGGCGAAGCTCATGGACTACATGGACTTTAGCAAGGTAGGTGATGACTTAGGTAAGATCGGTCAAGTTCTTAAGATGTTGGTTCCTGCTGTTGAAAAGGCTGCTGAAGAAGTCGAGGATCACGAGGAAGACATGGAGGGTGATGACGATGATAAGGGTGAAGACTCTTTAGGATCCCCTGATGATATGGATAGCGACTCTGAAGTTCCGATGAAGGATGATAAGAAAGACGCTGAAGAAGTCGCCAAGGAAGTTAAGGACGAAGCTGATAAAGAAGAGTCTGAGGCGAAAGACGAAGATCCTATAGTCCCTGAAGAAGGCGAAGACGACGAGCCTCAAGATGATGAAAATGAAGAGGACGAAGAGGAAGACGACGATCCAGAAGAAATGGATCAGGATGATCTGACTGACCTCATGTCGAAGATTGAAGATCTCTTAGGTGATCTCAACGGCGATGACGATAAGAAAGACAAGAAAAAGGACCCTGAACAATACAAGAGCTAAAGGAGGTAGTTAGTGACCATACAAAACAGACTTCCCTTAGCTCTAAGCTACGACAGTAATAACACTCCGTCTGGTTTAGCTGAGTTTCAAATCAGTTCGGTAGATCTTACGGATGTCGCTACTGATCACGCTCCTGAGCAGTATCAAGTTTTAGCTTGGTCCGCTGTTGGAGATGGTTCCTTTCTCTATGCTCCTTCTACAATTGTAACGGAAAGTTTTGATCTAACCCTTTACGCCACTACAGCAGCTTTAGCGGATACAAACTCCAATTTAGCGGCTACAGGAGCAGCTTTAGCTCAACTCACCGACGATTTTTATATAACTACCGGAACCCTGACGCCCACTTCAACGTTCTACACTACAACCGGAACGTTGCTCGAAAAGCCTTCTGCGGGCACTGATGGGGAGATTCTGCTTTACAGCGATAGTAACAATACGGCTACTACCGCAGTTGATGCCTTCATAACAGATCAAACTCTAGTTCAAACTGCGGACCTCGATGCTTATGTAACTGAAGTTGAGTTTGACGGTTCAGCAGGAGACTTCGTAGCTAAATCCGCTGCCGGGAATGATGAGATATACTTTAAAGATTCTGGCGGCAATGTTGATGGAGTTGCTACCACGCTCTCGGGTAGACAGTTTTTGAATACTGATACAAACCTCACCAATTTGAAGGATGTAAAGATCGGTACCCCTCTTGAGGGGCAAGTAATAACTTACGTTGGGGGTATTGGGTTTGGAGCATCATTTCCACAACATAAAACACCTAACGGCGTTGTTGCCGTCGAACAGTTTAATTCAACAACATCTGCTAATGACTTTCAGTTTACAAATGTAGTCACCACGCCCAATGGCACAAGCGGCATCGGTGACGTTTCAACGGCAAGTATACTCTTCTTCTCTGGTACGGATGCCTCTACCACCGAATACCTTGTAATGGACTCTAATGGTTCATCCTTGATTGAGAGTGGCAGTGCTACAAATGTATCCGCCGATAATATCGATCTTGTAAGCGGGTCTATAACAACAGCCCCTACTACGTCAAACCATATAGCAAATAAGAGTTACGTAGACGGCGTTAATAGCACTCAGCATAATCGTCTCTTTGCTGTTGGTACTAAAACAGACAGCATTGCAAATACTGCGGTATATCTAGGTTGGGAGTTTGATGTTGCAAATGCGATGTCAGTCTCTGATAGTGGAGGCGTCATCACTCTTGGGGGAACTGGAGATACCGAGATTACATTCGGTGAAGCTGGGGATTACATGATTGATTGCACTGCTCGATGCAATGCTGATAACCGAGTCGAATTGTTTGTGAGGGCGGAGTACTATGACGCTACTGAAGAAACACCTCAATTCCGTGCTAAAACTAGATTTCAAGCCAGTAACTACGCTGCGAGAGATACTGACCAAAACACAGGTGATGCCACTTTACACTTACTTCTCAGTCTTAATCAGAATGACAAGTTAAGGTTTGAAGCAGAAGGTGACTCTGATGGCACTTGTGTATTACTTATTAACGGAACATTCCTTAGGATTGTGAAGTTAGCCTAAGAGCATATCACCGCGCTTAAGTGAGTTGAACAGGCGAGTGTAGAAAAGCTCACGAAGAGAATCTAACTCTCGTAAGACACTCGTCAAGTTTCTCACAGTTGTCTCTGTAATCTTCTCATCGTCCTTGATGCCTTTTAGGATATCTGTGCAGGCATCAAGCATATTCTGCTGATCTTTCGTAATCTTGTTGATTGTATCGATCTGCGCTTCTTTTGTAATAATCTCAGAATCGGACATTGTGTACCTCGAACTTTAGTCTCTTATAGTGTTGTATTCTTTGCTTTGAGTGATTCTCCAGATAAGGTATGCGATCATAGAAGTCGTAGAAATACATCTTATCCTTACCGTCTGCTTTACGAATACCTCTCCCTAATCCCTGTAAGGTTGGAACCTCACCTGATAAACCTCTAGCGTTGATCATGTGAGTAATCTCATCAATGCTGATACCAGTCTGCATAACGTTTGTGCCGATGATTGTAGCAGCTTTATCGTCCTTAACAAACTTGTTGATGATATCGTATCTACTATCAATATCATCCTTACCCTCGATTGTGTAGCAGTTATCAACCCTTTCTTGTAAATTCTCAATGTGTTGCAGGTTCTTCACAAGAATTAGGATCTTCGCCTTAGGATTAGACTGGTATATCTTTGATACAATTGTCTTAATCTTGTCGTTACGCTCATCACAATTTACAACGTATTGATCGTAGATATCAAGATAGGATATTCCGTCTTCCACAGACGATACAGGTGTG